ACTTACTTCAACTCCTATTGATGCCGCTAACTTTTTCCTTTGAATAGCACTTAATCGTGTAAATTCTTCCGCACTTCCTAATTGTCTAACAATTTCATTTGTGGCACCCAATATATCATTATCCATAGCCAACATCCTGGCTTTATCAAAATTCAAATTTTTACCAATCATCATTGAGGCTTCCATTGTGTTTGTTATAGAAGTTTCAAAATCTAATAATGATTCAGTCATTTTCATAGTTGTTGCTAAGGAAGTACCCATTTTCTGTGCGTGAATAGCAGCCATTTGAAGATTTTTCATACTACCATTAGTATATGTTGCGAAGTCTTCTGCAGATTCGGCTATATCAGATATAACTGCCCCTTTATCCACTCCAAACTTTTCAGCCAAGTTTGCAGTAGCTGTCACCATCCCAAGACCTTTCTTAAAGCCCATACCGTTCATATCTGCAAACATTCTTGCCATATTAGCTATATTTGTTTCACTTGTTCCTGTTGCGGCTGCTAAAGTACTCAAGGTTTTTACATTTTCTTTATTTATATCTCTGGTACTTCGAGTAGCGTGATAAATTGCAGTAGCACTATCGGCGAGGTCTCTACCAAGTAATTTCATTTTTGCTTGTTCGATTGGCATCGATTTTATAACACCTTGCATTTTTGCGGCTGTACCTAACGAAACTCCCATTTCCTTTGACATATCTCTGGTAGCCGTAACTGATTTCCACAGATAACCTACAATAGCTATAATGGCAGCTGCAATAGCCATGAAAGGATTGGCTATTATTGCAGCTGCAAAAGCTTTTGCACCTTTCACCATACCTTTAATTGCCGCAACACTTGAACCCATTGTACTTAATCCCATATCAAGAAATTTATTTTGGGCCTGAGCTTCCTCTGCGGCTTTTGACATTATTTCGTGTTCAGTTTGGAGCATCCCAATTCTATCTTCAAGAATTTTCTTATCATCTCCATCCAAATCAACCAGTTGTTCAGTTAATGCTTTAATTTCTTTCTGGGTCTCTTCAATATCATATGATAATATTCCCTTTTCATTCATACTACCGAGAATTTCTCTTTCTTTTTCTTCAATATTTGTTAATAATGCCACGGATTCAGCATTAGTTACTTTAGAAGCTTCGGCAAGTATATTTTTTGCATTATCGGATTCATCCTGGAGTTTGACCTGATCTCCTAAAGTCTTCTTAGCCTTACTAAGTAATAAATTTCTTTTTTTATCGAAATTTGAAATTTTCGCTTTTTTGTCGACTTCTTTTTGTAATAGTCTTATATAATCGAAACCCGCAGCTAATCTCGCTTTTAAAACTACCAATGCATCTTTATCTTTTTGAAGACTCGAATCTTTTATCTTGTTGATTTCTTTTTCAGTCTTCTTTTGTTCTTCATTTTGTGCAGCTATTTTCTTTTCTTCACCAGCCATCAAATGCCTTTATATATGTTATTTCGAAAAAGATTTTAAATTTTATTTGTTACCGCTTTGTAATGCCAGCCTGTGCCCGATTAAATCTGTCCTCTAAAGAACCTAAAGATTTGGCAAAAGTATTTAACTCTTTTTTAAACTTTGGATCTTTCAAGAGTTTATCAACATTTTTTTCTTTCATTTTCTGAACTCTCTTCTCAACACCTTTCATAAATCTGTCAAGAATTCCTTCAGTTAACTCAAATTTTGCCATTTAAAATCTCCAATTATATAGATTGATTTATCTTATTAATAAATATAAGAATCTATTTTTTTATTATAGTTGTCGTTGTATGGTTTTTGGGGGGGATGAACTTGATTTATATGCCGCACTTTCTTTTTCTTTAATATCAACAAGTTTTTTCATATAATATCTTCTCCAATGAACGGGCATATTATATACATCATTGAAAGTAAATCCATTACTATAATGACACAATGAAAATATCTCATCGTGTACTACTTGTTTATATTTAGAACCCAGGCCAAAAAAATGTGACCCCGATTGGTATATCAACCATATGGGGCTCTCCTATTCCACTAATATATTCTGAAGACATATCAATATCTGGAGCAATTGATTTTACATAAGTCCTAAATTCTTTAGTATCTAACGCAAGAAATTCAGTATCAACAAATTTATTTATTCTTTTTTTAGAACTATCTCCATCTACAGAAATAATTTGTTGTTTTAATCGAGTAGTAAGTTCAGGACTTACTCCAGTAACCTTAGTTATAGATTGTAATGCCTTTATACTGGCCTCTATTTCCGCCTCATCTTTATGAGTTAGTAATTTAAATTCAATTATACGTTTAGAATTAGGTAATTCTAATGAAAATTTATTTTCACCACTTTTGAATTGAGAATAATCTATTTTTCGAAAAGTCCTTTCTGACAAATCTACTGTGATTTCTTTTGTAAGTCCAGAATCGGGATCAGTAATCTCAACTATATACTCTTTACCATAACCCAAAATTCTAGCACCTAACATTATTGCATTTTTATCACCAATTAACATATCGTCAATTTTGATAGATTTATCTGGAATTATCGATTCAAATAATTTATCTAAAACAGTACCTTGTTGAATTAAATTAGCAGAAGTTAAAATATCTTCTTCCTTTGCAGTCATATATTTTATTTCTACTTTACCACTCGAAAGTGGATTTTCTTTTGGATACAATAATCCTTTTGAAGGCAAATCTATTACCTCAGTAGGAAAATCATATTGATTTTCAGCCATATTTAGCTCCTTTGATTTTATTCAAGATTTATAACCATTATACTTTATAACCTTTAAAACTTTTATTTTTAATTATTTTTTCGGTGCAAATTTCTCTTTGATTGGTTTAAGAATCATATCGAAAAGAATATCGTCATATTTTGTTGGTGTAAGTTTCACGATTTTTTCAATCGCGTAAATACCAACCAAAACATATTCCCAATTTGCTGCTATCCATTCACTCATTTTTATTCTCCTATATTTTTAGAACGACAATACGGCGTAATCGTAACGAAGTGTTAGATTTATATCCACTACATCTGTTCCGTTTGCAAAATCTAAATCATTAAAATTGGCCGTTTGAATAAAACATCCATGAAGTACCCATTCCTCTACTTTATCTCCAACTGGACCTAATAGATTGAATCTAATTTCTTTCTTATAGAAATCTGAATATCCATCTCTACCCGTTACAGATTCATGGTGTTGTCTAACCCATTCCATTACGGCTTGTGCTCCACTTGGAACAATAGGATCATAAAGAGTAACTTCTAATGGCTCCCATACACCTTTACCTTTAAGAAATCGTTTTACATTAATATGGTTTAGTTCAACTTCATCAAAAGTTATTTGGGGACGGTTCATTGTTTTTACAAAATAAGAAGGTATATCTTCTATATACATGATAAACCGATTTTTAGTCTTCGGTTCAAACGGTGTAAAAAAGATTTCGTCTTGATTTAGAATCTCGGCCATTTTCGTTCTCCTGTTAATGCCGTTCACATACTATTACATATATAAATATCACTTTAATAAAAAAAAGTGATACTCAAATATATTGTTTTTTGAAGTTTTATTGAAGTTTTTTATAGAAAGAAAAACCCCAACTAAAAATTGGGGCTTTTCATTATACGTTAGTGTTTGTTTATAAGTCAAACTTATTCAGGGAATGCTGCTCCCGTAGGTTGAATGATAAAGTCTAATACTATAAACTCTGCTGTTCTTGTAGGTTGAATAAAGATTTGTCCTCTTAATTCATTTCTATCAACAACGTCAGGTGTATTGTTAGAATCATCCATCACTACTTTAAATGCACTTAAACCACTATTAGCTTGTACGGAATTCAAAAATGGATTCACAATACCTAAGAAACGATTTCTTGTTGCTGCTGTGTTTTGTTCGAATACCAAGTACCTTGAAGAACTTGCAATGAACTTACGAAGTCTGATTAACAATCTTCGTACATTGATTCTATCAAGTGCTGATGGTTTCCCTTGTAATGTTTTCTGTCCAAACACCACTACTCCTTGTTGTGGGAATGAAGCGATTGGATTAACACGACCATCATAAAGAGTATCACGTTCTTTATGAGTTAGTCTTGTTTTTGCTTCCAATACTGAACTTAATCCACCACGATTCAAACCTGCTGGTGCGAACCATTCGTGTGCTACAGTATCAGTATTAGCTATAACACCAGGTATCACAACTGAAGGCGGAACCCACATTGGTTTATTCTTAACAGGATCAAGAATCTTAACCCAAGGATAATAAGTAGCTGCATAATTAGTATCTACTGATTTAATATCACTAACTGCATTTGTTACTGAACGGCCCCATCTTGAACCATCCAAAACATAAAATGCATCTGCTCTATCTTCTACTTTAGATATTGCGTGATTGGTTACCTGTGTATGATATTCGTGTATAATACCAGGTGTTACCAACATATTCATATCAAACTCATCAGGATTACTTACAGCGTTAATTGCTCGTTTGTACGCTACTGTACCACTTGTATTTGCATTTGTACAGTTAAGTCCTTGTGTGTTTGTGGCTGAAATATCATTACCAGTTGCTTTTACTGTAGTTGGATTATCACCATCAAATCCACCTTGAAATGGAACAACAAATTTTCTTTGTTCTTTTGCTGATAGTGTCATTGTAATTGCCTGTGATGCATTTGAATATGTATCGGCTCCAATTTCACTAGCATCTGCATGTCCATACATATTTTCTAAACTAAATACAGCATTAAGACCAGTACCAACTGAAGTTGGTGAAGGTGCTAAATATTCTTGATTATCTTTACTTTCAAAATCCCAACCATAGTATTCATTTGAATCAAATCTACCTTGTGAAGTATCTATATGATCTGTAAACTGGTTTGTTACAAAACTAGCACTTGGAACAGTCCCAGATGAAATTGGATTCTTAGTTGCTGCAAAACCGTGAGGTAAAGCGTCTCCACTAATACCTTCGAGGTTTGTTGAATAATCACTAACATAAATATGTTGTGATTTATTTGGCCAATCACCATTGTAAGTAAGTTTACCATTTGTGTCAATAGTTACATACCTATCACCAATTTCTCGTGGTAAAAACTTTACTGAATCTGGATCAAAATTTACATTTTGATATTCTTCTACTAATTCTCCATCATCGTTTTCACCTGGATTATTTTTCAATAATCTAAGTGTAAAATCACCATAATCACTACCTGCAATATCTTCTTGAACTCTTAAATCTGCAACTGCTAATTTGTATTTTTCATTAATAGCAGTACCGTGAGAACGAGTATTAACTTTAAACAAATTCTTTCTTGATCCACCAATCAATTGAGAAACAATATAAGGTGTGGTTGCTACACTATAATCATTTGTGAAATCTTCTCCACTACCACTTGTTAAAGATGCAGTTGTGGTTGAAGAAAATGATTTTTCACATTGAAAACGTTCAAAGTTTTTATACACATACAAGTCTTTATTTGTATCTTGTGGATCTGTACTAAATACTTTTGTGATGTAGCTATTAGAACCAGTAT